CCCGAACCGCCCGGAAGAATAAAAACAAGAGCACCAAGGGCGTGACTTGTGCAGTTATACACACCGTACCCGCCAGTGACGCTAATTTGTTGGTTAGAACCAGATATACCAGAAAGCGTGGCTGAAGCACCTGTGTTATAACCAAGTCTAAGGTTGCCACCCCAAGTTTGCGTAGGATTTGGTGCTCGTAAAGGTACAGGAAAAAATGGATATATTGCAAAAGATGTGTTTCCGCTAGTTGATCCACCAAAAAACGATGCGTAACCACCATTGCCATCGTTTGCAGAATACTTAATATAATACCTCTGACACAAAGCCAACTCAGTACCATAAGGACGATAATCAAAAGATGTTGCTTGTGCTCCTGCTTCTAGTTGTACGCCTGTAATGTAGAAGGTTGCTCCGTTTGTGCCAACTACGGAGGTTGCTCCTGTGGCAGAGCGATATGTTCCAGATGCCCATGCACCAGCAGCTCCACTTAATGTTGAACCAACACCAAGCCCAAAGTTAATATATAAACCAGCAGAATTATCTGAAGTCCAAGTACCCGCAGTTGGTCCAGCAATAGTTAAATATATTGTTGTCCAAGTATTTGCTACTGGAATGGAATAAGTGAAGGGATAGGAATAATTTGCAGAACCATTAAATAATGAACCACCAAAAGTTCCAGTAAGCGATGAATATGCTTGAAACGAAATAGTAATGGTTTTAGCATTAGCTGTGCCCCATCCTAAATCTGCAATATTAAATCCCTCTATTGCTTGATACAAATGAAAATAATCACTTGCTCCAACAGAATAAGCAGATAAAGAAGTAACACCTAAATACTTAGTAAACCCTACTGGTGGTGTTACAGAACCAGCATTTTGCTGTACACTATATTTTGATGATTGTGTCACTGCTGCACCCCATCTATCCAATGTGTAAGCAGAAATAGTTGGGGTAACACTAGCACCTGCATTTCTTTGGTCAATAACCATCGCACCATTAATAATCCTATTACGCAATGATGTAATGTTTGGGCTTATTACCCCACCAGTTGAACTGGTTATGTTCTCAGCGTTGACTGTTCCGTATGTTGCCATGTTATGTTCCTTAAGCTATGTTAGCCGCTTTTAGTCTTGCTCTTAGGGATTTCAACTCTGCAATAATGTTAGCCATTATTTCTGGAGAATCATAAGCCATTGATTGGTATACAGGAACAGTTCTTGTACCCATTACAGCAGGAGTTGTAATATTTCCTTGTTCATCTTTTACAACAGGAGTTACTTCATATTGCTCTTCTTTTGTTGCATCTTTTGTGCCTTGAACTGATGACGGAGAAACCAATTGCACTTCGTCAGCTATAAACCCAACAAAAGGACTTCCGTCAGATTTAAAAGTTCCAACTTTAGGTTGCAAAGCATCTATAAAAGAACCTGATGTAGTAAGTTCACCAGTTACATTTTTTAATCTGTAATCAGATGGCTGATTTAATGTAGTAACAGTTCCATTTGTTGTAATACTTCCCGCTGATGTGTATGAAGTATTATAAAAAAATGAAATCAAAGAAATTGTTCCACTTGCTGCATTGTTCCATAATAACAATGGATTATTACCAGCATTTCCTGTTGCTTTGAAAGCTACTGTATTTCCAGAACTTACTGCTGATAATGTAGATTCGTTTATTAAAGCTGATGTTGTTCCAATGAATAAATGACCACTATTATCTAGTGTCATTGCTTGAGTCCATGAAATAGTAGTTCCAGCCGTTCCAGATGGAGCTATAAACCAAGCATGAGTTCCTGCACCAGCTACACCATTTTGATCATATCTAACAGAAGCATTAGTTGTTTTGTACGTCCAATTTGTACTGCTAGGTGTCCAAACAGCGTTTTCTGAAAGACCAAAAGCACCATAATATCCGCTATCCGCAAATAAAGCACCATTGCGACCATTGGACATTTCAATAACTTTGATACTTGAGTTCCAAGTGCTAGGAGTAACACCTACACCTACGTTTTGAGCTGTATCTATTGTTACCGCAGTAGTAGGTGTACTACCTGTTTGCAGTTGTAGTGAACCACTTGTATCACTATTGATTACTGCACCACTAGTTGATGTACCTGCTGAAATAAGAGTACTCATAATATAACCCACCTTTGTCCTGTTGCTACTGTAATAGTAATTCCAGAATTTATACTTACTGGACCTACACTTAAACCATTTGTTCCTGCACCAATTGTATAACTTACGTTAGCAGTAGAGTTATTTACTTGAATAGCTCCACCCGCTTGTGCGCCACCAATTCCACCCCATTGACCATTTATATAACCTTCAAATTGATTAGTGGTTGTGTTAGCCCTTAACATTCCTGTAGAAGGAGATCCTGCACGTTGAGCAGTAGTTCCCGCAGGAACTTGAATTTCCCCTGTACCTGTCATAGTAATGTCACCAGATGCAGTAAGGGTTGTAACGCTTGTAGCACCTGTTAAAGCAAGATTATCCCCAGATTGGAGTTCCTCTATTTGCGTACCACTTATAACTAATGGAATTCTTGCAGTCATTTCTTTTCCTTAAACAAGAGGAACATTCACAATCGTTCCACCATATAGTAAAACTTGTATATAACTATTTACCGCCAGTACAACCCTTGTTACTCCTGTGTACAACAATACTGGCAAACCAGAATAAGCAATAGGACCCGTAGGTCCTGTCGGACCAAAAGGACCTGTAGGACCTGTCGGTCCAGTCGGGCCACCATAAGGACCTGTTGGACCCAAAGGTCCCGTAGGACCCGTGGGACCGCTAACAGGAGGTGCAAAATAAAGAGCAGGAGTACTCCAACTCAGTACAGTTGGTGCAATAGAGTTAACTACTGAAACAGATACCCAAACATCATTACCAGTAGACGTTATTGGTGTTGCTGACCATCCAGTTGGAGGAGTTCCTACATTTGTAGTAAAGTTCCAAGAACCACCAGTTGGTGTTGCAGGTTGAGTAACACTTTGAATGTAAATAGGCCATATAAAATAGGTAACTGTGTTTACACCTGGGTTACCATATAACCCATTGTTTTCACCATTCCCAGAATAATAGCTACTTGTTATCATTTAAGTCTTCTTGCATTTGCAATAAGTTGTTAATTAACCTAACGTCCGTAGGGTTTAATTCTACTGCTTTCTGACAAAATTCAATTGCTTTTTCCTTTAGCCCAATATTCCATGCAGAAATACTGGCTAAATCCCAAGGTTTCTCACCCCAAGCACTTGGATCCATTGTGTAAACCGCTTCCTTGTCAACAATCTTCAATGCAGTCATTGCACTTGAATAACACTCTTCCCACATAGAACATCTGTAAGAATACATTGCTAAATCTAACCAAGGTTCTCTAGTGTTAGGAGCTTCTGCACAAGCCAACCTGTACCATTTTAGGCATTCCCAATGGTTAGCCAGTTCTTCATAGCTTTTGCCTAACAACCTCATCGCATAGCATCTTTCATTAATCCAAGTAGCTTCAGGCATCTTTAAATACTTGTGTAAAGCATCTATAGCTTCTTGCCAACGATAATGAAAGGTTAACTCTCTACAATGATAAAAAGCATTCCTTGGACAATGTGGATCTTCTTTAACCGCCATTTCTAGTAAATCCATATATTGACCTCTTGATTTTGTTGGATCAGGTTTATGAACTACTAACAACATATCTGTTTGTGCCCAAACTTCTACAGTTCTTGGGTCTGGAATTGGATATTCGTGAACCGCATGATGAAAAAAATAACCTTTTTTAGCAAAAATCTTTTCGTAATAAAAAGCAATTCCCGCACCCCAATCAAATTTATATCTTAATCTAGTCGTTCCAGGTGTCCAAACTCTTTCAATTTCTTCTCGCCAACCAGGCTGAAGTTCTTCATCTAAATCAAGACTAACAACAATGTCTATGTCTTTTGGCAAAAGAGCTAAAGCAGCATTTCTTGCAAGATCAAATCTCCAAGGATTAATACATATTTCATGTACTATTGCTCCATTTTCTATTGCCAAATCTACAGTATTGTCAGTTGAACCAGTATCTGCAATAAGTATTAAGTCTGCGCCTTTGGCAGAATCACAAAATCTTTTTACAAATTTTTCTTCATTTTTACTAATTGCACAAACCGCTATTTTCATAATCTAATCCCTATAAAATCAAAAATCTAGATCCATTCGGTACTGTTACTGAAACACCATTACTCAAAGTTATCGGACCCACACTACTTGCAGAATAACCAGTTGGAATAACCACAGACGTAGTAAGAGTCATAGAGTTAAGAACTAACCCCTGTACACTTAATGCCCCAGTTGTGGGGATAAGTTTGTCTGCTACGTTGTCTTGGTTAATAGCCATTTTTAAACGTCCGTTGCGCCTTGATATTGAGACATTGTTTTAAGAACTGTGTATATTGCAGTCATCAACTCACCCTTACCCGCTAGGTCTGCTAATCCAATGTAGTGTGCGTGCTCCATCACAGGAGACATATTTCCATGTCTTGCATCTGCGTTGTAATGTACGCTAACTTGTACTTGGATGTTGTCTTTGTTTCCAAAAAAGTTGGTTACACGAGCGTAAGCCTCTGGTGCTGGTGCGCCAAATTGAGTTTGTTCTATGTTAATTTTTAATGCCATTATCCGACCTCTATTGTTTCAAGTTTACAAACCCAATGTATAGTGGTACTTGCCGCACCAGTTGCATTAATACTTATTGCTTTATTTGTATTATCTGCTGTTGCAGAAACAACCCATGTTGATGCACTTGCTGTGTATCCTATTGTAGTTACACTTGGAGTTCCAACAAGAGCTACAGTTCCGCTTGTATTTTGTATTGAACCAAGTATCTGATATGAAGCAGTATCGTTTGTTGATGTGTTTCTGCCAGTAATTAATGCCCTAAATGTGTAAGCATAATTTGATGGAATTACTGCTTGATTTAATGTTCCAGCAGTTCCAGAATCAGCAGTTAATACAACTAAAGTGGCAGATGTACTTGTATTCCTTAAAGTATAAATACCTGTTTGAGCATCTCCTTGAGCAGAAAATTCACCAGAAGCATAGGCTTGTGCGCCTATTACACCTCTAGTAATTGCTGATTTACCACCTAAAATTGATGACCAATCGCCTGAAGCAGTATTTCTGTTTGTAGTAGTACCCGCATCACCACCACCACCAATAAAGCTATATGAGCCTGTTGCTTGGTTATTTCCTCCTCCTACTACTACTCCATGAGGTGTATAGAAAGATAGTGTTGGTGAGCCAGATGCGTTAGCGTTTTGAGATAATGTTAGTGATGTTCCTGAAATGGCTGAGACATAAGTAAAATCAACTAAACCAGTTCCACGAATAATTTGACCTACTTTAATACTTGCATTACTGCTTGACAATGTAACCGCAGTAGAACCAGATGTTACTGTTGTGGTTGCTTGTGTAGTTACAGCAGATGTGCTTGATTGCACAGTATTAGTAGCGCCTCCAACAATAATATTGAAAAATGAATTCGCAGTATTGGTTGTTCCACCTAATATATTGCTGTGGTATCCTGAAGCATTATTTGAATTTCCACCGACAGATATAGCATATTGACTGTTAGCAAGATTAGAATTACCACTTCCAACAAAACTATATGGAGAAGCTGAAGTATTATTTGCTCCACCAGAAATTACACTATTTGATCCACTAGCAACTTGCCCTACACTATTTCTACTTGTCTGCCAATCAACCGCATTAGCACCCCTAGCATTACCACCTGTAGCAGATGAAGTTGTTTGTTGTGCCTGAAGTGCGCCTGTACCCAATGGTTGTAAAACAAGAGGTGTATTTGTTCCTCCTGCCGCTTTAATTGCAGGATAAGAAGCATCCCCTACCACCTGAATATAAGTAGTAGAAGCATCTCCAAGGGTTGATGTTCCTGTAACTTCTAAGGTTGTGAATTTACCTGTTGAAGCAGTTGTAGCTCCAATAGTTGAATTGTCTATAGTTAGACCAGTTAGTGCAGATGTAAATGTAGGTGAACCTGTACCGCCAGACACTAAAGGTTGTCCGCTAGTACCAGGTGTATTTAAAGCTAAAGCACTTGCTCCAGAATATGTAACCGCACCCGCACTAGCCGTTAAACTGGCATTAGTACCGCCCTTGTTTAACGCTATGTTGTTTCCGTTCCACGTTGCATTGGTTATAGAACCCGCATAACTTAATGTATTGGTTGACCAAGATACATTTGATGGTGCGGTAAAATGATAATCCCAAGATCCTGCGGCACTACTATTTGATAACAATACTAAAGTTACAAAACCGCCTGATGGAATTCCACCAGATATTATTGATGTACCAGAGTTGTTATTTAAAGTAATTGCACCACTACTTTGATTATTATTAAATGTAAATGTTGCGCCATTTGGCAATGTAGTTGCGTTTGGTAGTTGGAATGTTTGTCCACCAGTTCCAGTTACATACCAATTTTGTACAGATGCCGCAGTTAAAACTTGAGTTGTTCCACTTGCAGTTAATCCATTAAAACCTTCAAATAAACAATTAGTTGATAAATTAAAATTGGCATCATAAACCGCAACACCATTTGCTACATTGGTTGCATAACTTGTACCCCAAGCACTACCAGTAGAGTTTGCTATACCTGCGCTAGGATATACAGTAGGTCCTTGAGATCCAGTAGGTCCTGTAGGTCCAGTATTTCCTTGAATACCCTGAACACCCTGTACACCTTGTGATCCAGTAGGACCAATGTTTCCTTGTGCTCCAGTAGGTCCAGTAGGTCCAACATTACCCTGAGATCCAGTAGGACCAGTCGGACCCACAATACCTTGAGAACCCGTAGGACCAGTTGGACCAATTGCTCCAGTCGAGCCAGTAGGACCTGTAGGACCTGCAACTGTGGAATTAGCTCCCGTAGGACCAGTAGCACCTGTGGGTCCAACTATTTG